ATACACGACCTGCTGCTACGTTTTGTAACTGACGTGTATAACTAGTTACTCCACCAGCACCGGCACGACCATTAGTACCGAAGCTTACAACAGAGTCTGGGTTAGAACCCGCATAAGTGGAATTACTGAAACGAATATCTGTTGTGTTATCCTTAATATTGGATGTACCAACAGCTAATTCTGTAACAGAATTGGTGCCGATTGCAACGCCATTTTGTACATCAGCAATTGTATTATTGCCGATGGCAAACGCATCAACTTGTGTAGCTTGAGCATGGGAACCAAGTACAGTTGCACCTTGCTCTTTAGTTTGAGAATTAGAACCAAAGATTAGCTGTTCCTTGGCGTTGTTCAACATTTTGTTGTTATAACCAAAAATAGCACTTTGATCAGCGTCAATAATACCATTGTTAGCACCTACTACTGTAGTATCATCACCATTTACAGTCGTATCACGACCAACAACGATAGAAGATACGCCTTTGGCACTTACATTTGTGCCAACGTTTACAGTTCCAACGCCATCTGCATGGATAGCGTTACCAATAGCTACTGAAGATTCGCCATTGGAAATTACCCCATTGCCAATAGCAATAGTGTCTTGAACCTTAGTTTCAACTCCGTTGCCAATACCAATAGTATTGAAGTCAGTAGCAACTCCATTACCGATACCGATACTATTGCTAAGGTTATTAACAACATTGTTGCCAATACCAACACTATTATTACTGTTGGTAGTGACTGCGGTACCAATACCAACACTATCGTCACTGTTGGTAGTTACTACCATACCAATAGCTACATTGTTTTTAGAATTAGACTTAACTAATGAACCAAGAGCAAGGGAATCTTTACCACCTGCTGTAGTACCATAACCCATAGCAAGTGCGTTAGCGCCAGTAGCATAAGCACCATTACCAATAGCTACTGTATTAACACCATTAGTACGAGCTTGAGAACCAATGGCAAACGTGTTATCTTTTAATGCTTGCGCACTAGAACCAATAGCTACACTGTTTCGACCTTTAGCTGTAGCATATTCGCCTCCAGCCAAGGAGTTTGTACCAATAGCTTTATTGGAATTACCGTATGCAACAGCATTATCAGCATTAATGGTATTGTTGTAGCCTGCTGCAAAAGCACTTGTAGCACTAGCATTAATGGTATTTTGACGACCAACAGAATATGCACCATGACCAGCATATACATCGTTGTACTCACTATTGCTGGATAAAGCCTTGTTAGGTGTATCACCAGGTGCATCAGTTGTAGGTACGACATATGCACTAGTAGTGCCGAATGCCATTGCGGAAATAATAGCTGCAGTCAATAAAGTTTTGTTTTTAATAATGTTTTTCATTTCTTCGTGTCTCCCTTTCAGAATGTGAAATATATAATTAAAGAAAAACCAAAATAGTCTTTCTTTAAAAACTAAATTATTTATTTACTTAACTAAATCTTATTCTTCTTCTCCTCTAATTAACTCTAAAATAGAGTTGCATAGAATATCATAGTTGTTGTTTTCTAAATATTCTGCCAAGATATTCAATAATTCTCCATGAATAATCTTTTCCCCAAGCTCAGTATCACAGTTTCCTACCAATAAACTTTCTGCAGTTCTGATCATTTTAGCTGCCGCAATATCTTGTGTGGCTTGATCATGATACTCTTTAATAGTGTCAACATGAGCTTCTGATACGGATATTTCTTTCTTGCTGCTATTGTTATTCAATTTAACATTCTTCTTTTCTTCGGCCATTATTTATCCTCCTTGTTCTTACTAAAGTTATAAGACTTGCATTCTAACGGCTCTGAAGTTACTACTTTCATAGAATTGATATTAATAATACTATCTGATATTAATACCTCTACAAAGTATGCCATCTTTGCATATGGCACGAATAGGCTGAACGTATCACCATCAACTTCTTTAGGATAGTTGTTTGGCAATCCTTTAAAGTCATACTGAATCTCTTCAATCTTCTTCTTAGTCTCAATTGTAGTACCATCATCTTTAACTTGTTGAGACTCTGATCTCATAGTCACAAACGACATTCCTACTCTGCTGACTTTGATGAATGATTCATCTTTAGAATCTTTTCCTCTAAATAAATTTTCTACAGGAATTTCAATAACTAAACCATCTTTTCCATCTAAAGCTAATTTTACCATAAAATGTGGCGTTCCAAATAATTCTTCTACCATTCTCAAGAATTCTGGATTTTCAATTAACTTGTTTACATCAAAATCAACGGTTTTCTTAATCTCGCCGATATTTCTTTTCTCTGTATGTGGGCGATAGTAGTTATCTAAAACTTCCTCTTCTTCATCTTTTGAGAAAAGTTCTACCACAGAATCAAATAGTGACATGATTTCCCTCCTTTCTTTCCAAAAAATTTTATCTTCTATTAAGAAATATATCTTTTATTCTAAATATACTTCTCACCTTTATAGTATATAATTATATTAGATTTTAGAAGATAAAAAATAAAGCGAAGATGGAATTAACCATCTTCGCTTCATAATGTGATTAGCATTCAGTATTAGAGTGTGTTAAGAAAGAAATATCTGATATAGGATTTGGAATAGTGTGAACTTTGTATGTATTATAATAGATGATGAAATCCTATATCAGATTATAAAAAAGATTAAGCTTTTATATTAAGCTTGTGGTTGAGCAGCTGGTTGTTCTACTACGTCTGGAGTAGGAACAGGAGCTACATTAGGGTTAGCGGCTGGAGCAGCTGCTACGTTAGGATTTACTGCATAAGTTGGTTGAGCAGCATTAGCAGTGAAATCTTGAGGAGCCTCTACAGTACCAATTGGGTTTGGACTAGGGAATTGAGGCATTGGTTGTGCTGGAGCTTGCATAGCACCTGGTTGTTGGAATTGTTGACCATACACAGGAGTTGTAGGAGCAGCGTTATACATCATAGCAGGATTGCCGATGCCAGCTTGGAAGTTGCTAGGGTATAAACCACCGAAACCAGGTTGGTTAAAGATGTTACCCAAGATTTGGAATGCGTTAGTTTCGTCAGCAGGTTGTAATACGCCATTAACGTTAGTAATCTTTTCAAATGCATTTTTAGCAATACCCCATAATTGTGGGATTTTGTTGAAGAATGCAATCATCATGTAGATATCGCGCATGCTGCTAGTTGGATTAGGCAAGTATGTTTTGATGGATTGATACAAATCATTCATGTTCAAGCAGATTTGTTCAATATCACCTTTAGCAGCGTTCAAATCGATCAAATTGAAATCAGAGTTACAAATTGGGCAGTGATAACGGCCGTCTGCCAATTTTTCTAATTTAATATTACCGTTTTGATCTTTGTGTGTACAAAGTGCACGAAGATACTCATCGCGAGTGAGTTTTGTTTGGAATGCTTGAGGTGCTTTTTGGATCTCAGACATTTCTTCAGGACTCAACAATTGAGACATTGTTGGGTTTTGAGGAGCATTGTTACCATAAGTCATTCCATTGAATTGTTGGCCATAGCCATTGTTAAAATTGTACATAAGTTTTTCCCTCCTAGGATAAAAATGGAAAAAGCGATACCCAGATGATATACCTCATAACGAGGTATATCAAATTGGTATCATTATTATAGTTTACAACCGAAAATTTATTTAGAATGGTATTTTCAGATGCAACTAAATTACATTTGTTTATAAAAGTGTTATACCCATACTAATTTTTTATTAGTATGAAACTGGATGAACTGTTTTATCATATTCTTCCAAATCAGTAAAGTTACGTTTTCCATCAGGGCTGTTTTTATGAGCTTGATTGGAATAAGCGTACATACGTTTTCTTTGAATAGCAATATCAGCATTTGTTTGTTCAAATAAACGATGTTTGTTATATTCGATTTGATCTTGAGTCATATTTAAAGCAGCAGCAACCGCTTCAAATGCTTCCTCATTCAATTCACAACGAATATTTTGAATTTCGCCATAATCAATACAGATCATAGCAGCTGGAACCATGGACTTAGCACCAAAACTCATACCAGCAGATGGAGAGTTATGAATAGTACTAGGATTCATTACTAGGAAATATACAAAATAGCCTTCAGCATCATTCCAAATTACATTTCCATTATGATAATCTATTACATTCAAACTGTTATCGCATACGACATGAGTAGGAAATTTCATTTTTTCAACAGAACCATCGCCGCGTCTTACTTCAGTCTCAGCTTTTTCACAAAGAGTTCTTAATTTTACAACGTCAATTGTTTCCAAGATTGAATACCTCGCTTTCTAAAAATTAGGTTTATTTGAATGTAAACCTAATTAAGTGATACGAAACCTTGAAGAATATTTTCCGTTATATTAGTTTTAGGATCTCTTAGTTTGTTCTTGTACTCTACTATTTCATCAAACATTTGTTTGAAATCTTCTTTGACTTCAAAACAAGTAATAATCACTCCATCTATTGATATAGGAACTATATAGTTCTTATATAAATATACCTTACATAATGGACTTTTGTTATTAGCTTTTTTACACATATGCTTCATATAGTAGAAAAAAGACGTAAATTTAGGATGACGTGGGATATCGTAAAGACATAATCCATATCGGATTATATTCTTTGCGAATCTATTACGACCTTTCTTATTTCGAAGGTTCGCTCTCTGTCTCATTCTTCTTATAGAATGCTTTGATAGTGTAGTTCTATGAAATATCGAGCGATAGCCATTTATCATTAGAAGAATACCGATTGGTACTTTCTATTGAATTGATTGTTTAACGTCATCCCTATGCTTCTAAGTTGAACAAAATCACCAGTTTGAATATAAGCTGAAATGCCATTATACATAATTTGATACATGATCATTTTAGCATTAGTTTCATTAATAACTTCGTTTATTAATCCAAAATCCCCTATTTTAGTATAAAGGCCTGGGCAACTATCATTTAATGCTATTAAGATAACATTTGCTTTTCTAATATCAAATGCAAGCATATCTAGTGCATATTGTAATATTCTTGTATCTGATTTTAGAGCTTCTTCAAACTTTGGATTTGTTACAGATCCTCTAGCAATATCTCTGAATAAGAATTTGATGTTTCTTCTAATATGATCCATTGTAATAATCTCATTTCGATTACCACCATACATCTTATCCAAAAACATACTTTTATCTGTTTTCTTATTTACAAACTGTGGTTTGATTTCTCTCATTTAATTTCACCTACTTTCTAATACTTATAATTTTAATGAGTACTATTTAGTTGGCGAGTTCATCTCTTTATAATAATGGAGTTGTAAGTCACCAGGTTCCATTAAATTAGAATCCTTATCTTGATTAGCATAATCCATTACATATTCATCTAATTCTTCAACGGTTAATCCTTGATCAGGAAAATGTTTTTCAATTAGCATACGCAAAAAAGAATAGATGGATACTTCGCGACCTAATCCGAGATTACCACTCATGACGTAACTATTTAAGCAGTCATAATTCATGAATGATTGTAGAAGATATTGGAATACTGTCTCTCTACCTCTGAGAGCTATCCATTCACCTTCATCTGTAGTATCATTACCAGCAAGTACGAATAATAACAAATATGGCTTGTCATCAATAATTACTTCTTCTCTAGTAGTAGGGTCAAATAGCTGTACTATCTGTTTCCGTTCTCTAAATATTGGCATCTAGATTCCTCCTTATATGGTTAAATTAGAACTACACTACACTATTATAGTATACATTTGAAGTGTAGTTTAAAACAAAAAAAGAGGGTTATTACACCCTCTTCTTCTTTATATTACTTTATAGTATAGATCGACCATTTAAAGAGACCACAGACTTTCTTACAGGAATCATCATACGTCTAACTGGTAATACATAGATACAAGAATTTCTAAATCTTGTAATACCAGTGTAGTTCAAATTTCGCTGTATATCTCTGTGGAGATGTTCTTCTAAGTATATTCCAGTAAAGTATTGAGACCCCTGAGATATATGAGTAGTAATTGCATATCCAAATTCAAACTTTTCTAATTTAGAACTGAATTTATTATTCATCATAGACTTCATTTCACGTCTTGTTCTATAATCAGATATGAAGTATTTAAAGTCACATTTCAATTTCTCAAATTTAATATCTGGGAATAGATCTGGAACAAAGTCCATCATAAAACTCTTAGCCTCATAACCCGTAATAGACGGATAGTTTGTAACTGTTCCAGCTAAACCATTAGCTAGATTAATACCATCTATTCCAACCCTCCAGTTATTTTGTCTACATACTACCTTTTCTCCTATCATAGGAACTGGGCTAGATGTATTCAAGATATTACGTCTTACATATCCATTGAATTGGTCCCTAGTCTTGTTGGTACCACAGATAATTGTCTTATATGCTTTGATCATATCATCATTAAGATCGTCTTTTGATATAACCATTACATCACCATAGTTTCCTATTCTTGGCTGTATACCCTTTATAAGCATATTGGATATTTCTACTATGGCAGAATGTTTAGCTTGTCTCATGATTTTAGATAATCTAAATACCTTTCCAGTATAAAGGAAACCAGGTTTGTCTGCTACTGGAGGTAACTGATTAAGATCACCACATGCTAATATCTTAATACCATTAGTTTCCATCTCTTGTCTCATCTTCAATGGTATTGTGGAAGCTTCATCGACACATATAAGTTTGATTTCATTAGGATCTAATGGAGAATACACGAATCTCTTAGTAGTGTATTCTTTCCCCATAACACCATCCTTCTCTGTTTTGACTTCTAATTTATACAACCATGAATGGGCCGTAGACGCATTTGAAAATCCATTAAGTCGCATAACAATAGCAGCAGATCCAACGTATGCCATAGGAGCTACTTGTTCTGGTCTTAGTCCTAATTGGTCTATGATACAATGCATTACTGTAGATTTACCAGCACCAGCAGGAGCACTATATTGGAATACTAATTCTGATTCATGTTTATACCAATGAACAGCAGCCTTTATCAATGCTTGTTGTTCATCGGTTAATTCAAAATCTATTCTCATTTTTTAACCTTTTCATTTTCAAGAGCTTCAAAATATTCTTTTTCATAAGCATCATATACAGCAAGAGTTTCTCTTACTAAACTATTAGTCATTGCTTCTAATCGCATATATGCTTCAAGATATTTAGTAGAATCTTTATAATGCATATCAGTTTGAATCTTGGCTCCATTAGAATATAATAACGTCATATACCCATAAGTATCTACTTTTGGAGCTTGATTAGGTTTGGCAGACATAATTTGAGCAGATACAATCTCTGGATGAGATTTTTGTAAATATTGTTTTAATAGCTCATCCATAATAATAGGGTTGTTGTATGGATCGAAGATCAAATCTTTCTTATGAAGAATACCTCTATTGGTATGGCGTAAGAACTTTCCTCTCACAACAATATAATCTGGATTTTCAAAATCCTCTTCTGTATCTACGATATAACCCTCATGATCTTCTTCAAGACCAGTAATTCTCATCACATCTTTAATAAATCTCTCAGACAATTCTGGATTAGTACAAGTAGATGATCTAAAGTCTGTTAAAGATGCAATATCTCCACCTAATACGTTAACTTTTTTCTTTACCATAATAATTTTCCTTTCTTTTAAATATATCTATTACTAATTTATCAATATCGTTTTTATATTTTATATTTCGACACACTAATAATGAAAGAGGTGATAATAATATGAGTACTCATAACGTAAACTCTAATACTGAGATTGCTATTCTTTTAGATGATTATGTAAATAAATTCCATCCTGGTGAGCAATTATTCAAACTCCAAATGACTGGAGGTATGCAAAATAATAGCCGGGCTTTATATAGAAATCAAGTATCTATTCCTAATCTTATGAATAAAGAAACAGATGGATTAGAATTTGGTGAAGTAAAAAGAACAGCAGTAGTTAAATTAGCCCTTCCAAGAGAAGTTACAAGAACTTATCCAAAGAAATATATCCCAGTAGGTACTAGATTTATCGTCACCTTTTTAAGCGGTGATATTACTAAACCTCAAATTATTGGAATGGAGCAATAACCAATGGCTATATATTATAATAGTGCTAGCCTTAGTATTACTGAAACTCATACTCTTAAAGAGTTTATTGATGCTGGTAATGCTGCTAGTGACAATTCAGATTACAAATCTATTTCTTATTATGAAACTAGAGATGGATTTGAGTTTGTAGTAAAGAACTTATTAGATGATTATCTAACAGATCTTAAAGAACAATCCATCTTAATAGAGTTATCTTCTCAAGAAGTTAATAAATATAAATACAATCCAAAAATGTTAGCATATAAAATTTATGGGTCTACAAAGCTATTCTATATAATCTTACGCTTAAATAATATTTGTAGTACCCATGAATTTACAATTCCGAATAAAACATTGTACTTATTACCTAAAGCTGCTTTATCAAAAGCCTTATCTATTATTTATAATAAAGAATCTATGGCTATGAATACTTATAATCAAAAACATGCCAAAGATAAGATCATTACACCTGTGAATAAGTTTATATCTAAATCTTATTCTTCTACAGCATCTATTGGTTCTTCTAGTACATCTTCATCTTAGACAATAAAAACAGTGGTATGGGAATATTCCCATACCACCACTTTAATGTGCTTGTTTGTTAAGATGTGGAGGAGGTACTAATACTATAACCTCTTTCTTTTTATTCTTAGCAAATGGAGAAGAATCTTCACTATCTAATGAGAACTTAGGAGTCATCTCTATAAGCTTTGTATCTTCCATTTTTGTTTGAGGTCTTTCTACCATTGTTTCAGTAGGCATTGATACGCTATTATCTCTTTTAGGAGTTTTTACCAATCCTGTTCCAGCTGTCATATCAACAGACTTATTTAAAGCCTCTAATCTTTTAGCAGGATTATTTATAGAAACATGCTCTGTTGTACCAAATTTAGAAGTTACCTCTTCAATATCATTATTTATTAGAGATTCTCTATATACTGCTTTTGGTTCAAATAAATCCTCTACCAATGCTACAGATTTTGGATAGAATGGTTGGAATATAGAATCTAATCTATGAGTAGGAGGAAGTTTATATCTATGCTTAGTCATTTTAATACCAAGATATCTATTACCCTCTTTATCATATTCTGGAACAATGATAAATGTACCATCAAGGTTAGTATCAATCTTAATTGATTCACCAATATTCGCACGACCTAATTTCTTAATAGAGTCTAACTTATTAGCATTTCTTCCCTCATCAATAATCTTCATAGCTTCCCGATTAAGCTGTGATGCGGTTATTACTGGAATCTTCTTAGAGATTGCAAATGTTTTAAAGTCATTTACTACTGTACCAAGATCCTGATAAACATCTTTTGTTCTTTCAGATGGTTTGATACGCATCATGTAATCTTGTAAGAATGCTATAGTTTCAAAACCCTCATCTTCTAAGTCTTCTACTATCTTATACATATAGGAAGTATCTACAGAGTTTACAGGTTTGTATTTGATAAATAACTCTACAGCTCTTTTATTTTCCGGATCAAATTCAAATTGGCATGCCTTGAATTGAGCTATTGCATCTTCTGCTGTAGCACATGCTTCCATAGATTTACCTTTGGTCATAATATGATATAATGAACAAACTGTTTCTACAACCAAGTTTTCCATTGTTAATAATATAATACAAGGTTTCTTAGATTTATCTTGAGTTATGAAATCTTGATTATATTTCCATAGCTGGTACATTATATTCTCTAGAGTTGTTGTCTTACCAGAACCTGATGCACCAAAGAATGAATATACACGTTCTTTTTGGAAACCTCCACCAAGCATAGCATTAAATCCCTGCATTCCAGTAACTAGTTTATATGATGGACTAGTCACATACTTATGAATATCTGGAACGGTTGTTTCTAACTGAGATAATCTGAATAATGTATCAGATGAATCTTTATTTACCTCATTACGTCTAAATACAGTTTGAATATCACTAATTCTAGATTTCAAATAATCAATGGTTTGATTCTTTTCTCTAAAATCTGCATTTTGATACTTAGTGATAGCATCAAGTAATACATTAATATGCTCATCAACTTCAGTATTAGTTAATAGCATAGAAATATTACCCTCAATAGATATAACCTCATCATTAGAAAGTTCTCTAGTCAAAGATTGATCTTTTTCTAAATTAGTTATATCCATAATAAGATTGATATTAGATAGAATCATTTCTCTATCATTCAATCCATTCATTCTATTTTCTAGAATTGCTTTTAAGAATCTTAACTTAATGGCACAGTTTTGATTCTTTATAAAATCTTCAGGATTGATCCTGATGATTAAACTATTTAACATAGTTAATCCGTGCTTACGGATATTATCATTCATAGAGAGAGCATATCGGCAAAACGAATTCAGCATATACTCTGTGATGCCAGAAGCTTGAGGAGCCTTTCTAGCAGTTTTTATATTCGTTGGCTGATATTTTGATTTTCTCTTGTCAAAGTCTGTCATACTAGAAACTCCCATTTATAGTTTTTATATTTTTCGTTCGAGTAGTATTATAATGTTTTCGAGGTTAAAGTTTTTCAATATAAGACATGAAGTCAGCAAACTTTTCAACGCTCCAAAAATCATTTCCCTCTTCTTGGTTCATATATTGTACCAACTTTTGTTCAGGAGATAAATTGTTATCGAATAGATAATCATACTTTTGATATTTCTGATTCATACTATGCAACTCTTTTTGTATCTTCTGTTGTTCAAAGTTAGTTTCAATTTTTACATTAGCCTTACTTCTATAGAAATTCTTAAGCAACTCTATAGTTCTAGGATTATTCTTTGTAATAAGGATTCTAAGATGATCTATACCCTCATTCAATAATGCTTTGATATAATCAATTATAATCCTAGGATCTTGATTAATCATTTCATCAAGATTAATAGTATCATATCGGAAAGACTTAATAGGTTCAAAATGAACCATATATTTTCTTTCTTTGATATTGTGTAGAAGAACGATGAACCCCTTTTCTTCTTCTTCGCCAAATTTATATCTTATAGGAGATCCACAGTAATAAAAGTCATTACTATATACACCATGAACATGAACATGACCTGATATAATAGGACCTTTGCAATTACCAAAGTCTTCTATATCAAATACTGGCTCCCTATTAGATGCTAGGTCTCTTTTATTCTTACCAAAGATAGCACCTTTAAAAGTACCATGCATATAACAAGCATCATATAATCCAGAATTGATTAAAAATTGGTTGTAATATGGCTCACCCATGTTATACATTTCTGGAATACATAGAATCTTCTTACCTTTGATAAATAAAAATTGAGTTTGGGTTACAATTCGTAAATCACAACCTTGATTCATAAATGGCACAAAGATCTTGAGCTGATCAGCATCATGAGATCCAGTACCGTTTATGAGTATCAAGGTTGCATTTTTTCTTTTACATATATCAACTAATCTTTGTACAAATGAGATTGCATATACTACAGCATCAGAGTTTGCCATAAACTTATGATCAAATATATCCCCATTAACAGATACTATATCTAACACATTCATCATTTCAAGATAGTTTAAAAATTGTTCATTTAAGATTTTATATTCAGTTAAAGGCTCTATAGTACCAAAGTGCAAATCTGATATGTGAGCTTCAACAAAAGTATCTTTTATATTATCAAAACTTACTACTTGTTTCATTGTTTTCTTTAATCACTCCTTACCTTATTATAGTATGTGACCAAAATTTAAGTTAAGAATAATACTAGAGCAAGTTTATGCTCTAGTATCATCTACAACTTGTTTGGTAACTCCAACATTTAAGACTGATCTTAAAATAATATCTAAAATTCCCATAATATTAACAGCCATTATAGAATATTTACTGTATTCCTCGGCTTTAAGGTTATTGCTAAAGATATAATTAGGATTGATTATCATTCCTTTTTCATTTATCTGGAATCTTCTAAAAGATTCGACTTCAGCAACAGATGTTTCTAATCTAGTAGAACACTTATAGATGGTTTCTTCTATAGTATAAAAATGCTCATCCAAATCCAATCTAAGTTTAGTTTTTATAAACCTTTCATTATTCGGAAGATATAAACTATTTAGATTGTAATTGATTATGATAATTTTATTTATACGTTGAAAAGCATTCTCTCTAGTATCATTATATTCAAATATAATATCACAGCTGTCTCTATTATTTTCAAATATAGTTTTAAGAAGATCTTCTAAGTCTACTTGAAATAAGATGGTGAAGTATAATAAGAATACAGAGTATCGTAATACATGGTATACTAAAGTTTCAGGATGCTTAAAAGATTCCTTTAGAATCTTTCTAGATCCCTTAGATATTCTATTACTTAATAAAGGAAATCTTATATATCTTATAATCCATTTCCTCATATATCTAACAACTTTATTACCATCAGTCCTATTAAATTCATTAATATATCTTGTAAAGTCTTCGAAGATATTTAATGGATCATATTTATCATGCACTTTGTGGTTGGAACTGATGAAGTTTCTTGGCAAGATCATTAAAATTCTCCTCAAGATAATGAATATGATAATAGCTATAAAGAATAGAAATAAAAGTTCTTTCACATAAATCAAAGTATTCTTTATGATCTGGAATAGATAGATCTAAAATATATTCTTTGTATTTTGGTTGATACTTATTTAATTGAAGAATGATAACACCATCTATATTAATATTCTCTTTTTCTCTAAGAACTTTAGAATATGCTGCTAATTGTAAATAATATTTATAGGTTACATGATTGGAAGTTTTAAAATCTATAAGATAAATCTTTCCATTTATTCTCATAAGACAATCGTATGTTCCACCATACCATTCACAAACTAGTTTTTGCTCCTGACCAATAATTTCATATTCTGTCTCTTTTATTACTTTCCACCATTCTTGAAAAGCTCTAAAACAGATTGATGGAGTATCCTTTGGAACTTCTTGACCTTTTAAAAAGCACTCTATTCCATGATGAATTTTAGTTCCAAATGTTGCCGCTTTATTTAATACATCTCTATATCGTTGGTGTTTAAATCCAAGGCTATTTGCCCAACTCATTAACTTCTCTTCACTAATCATTTTAGAAAGTACCTCAGTAACTCTAGGTACATTCTTACCATTATATGTGTATCTATCACTAGAATTCATTTCTACATGAAGATCTAAAATATCTTGTAATTGCATTAATTTTACCCCTTTCTTTATCACTTAATAACAAGTCTAAGACCTCGTATTTTATCATATACAGAATGGGCTTATTTACTGCAGGGACATTAAAATAACTACTTAAAAATATCTGATAGGAGGAAACAAAACTCATGAAGGAATTAAAATCCTACTCTGACTCTTACTTTTATAAACAGTATCCAAAATATCAAAAACTCTTATTGGATGCTATTATGACTGATCCATTGATCGATAAAGCTACAGAAGAATTCAAAGGTGTTATTTTAGATTTGAAACATCAAAGAACAGATGAAGCATTATTGCGTATTCTTAATTCTACTAACACTGTTTTATTAGACTGCGATGTTCCTTTGCCTAGAACATTTAAAGTATTTTGTGCTAAAGAAATGAAAGGTAGAGATCGTGGTAAAATCAAAGTATTTATCGATGCATCTGCTTGTATTGTTAAAGACCCTAAACATGGTGATTACAATGTAAATGAAACAGCATTAGTTTCTTATCTTATGAATGCTGGTGTTTCTATGATCTATCATAAAAACTTTGATATTCTTAGACGTAGAGCAAATATGAATATTGGTATTACTAAATGCTTTGCAAATTGCTTTACTCATATTATTGATTTCTTAGCAAAGATTTCTATTCAAGAATCTAAGAAGATTCAAGTTACTTATCTTTCTGCTATGTACTTCTTAATGGGTATTCTTCAATTAGATAATGAAAACAAAGCCAGAGATATTGCTATGAAAGTAGCAGATATCTCTAAAAATGAAGCTATCTTATTAGAAGATGCTATTGAAAAAGCTTGTCGTAAACACAGTGATATTAAAGAAAAGGATCTTAATCCATATGAAAATATTAAGATCTTTGTTAACTCTTTAAGAGATGCAATGCATCTTAATCCTAAAGCAGTTAGCTTAGATATTATTGTAGAAAGATGGATGATGCAATTCGGTCCTGGTACAGTATTTGGTTTAGAATACTTCCCAGCATTCTCTGCTATGATTACTGATGCATACGTTGGTGGTTATTTGAATAACCAAAAGACTATTGAAAAAATCTGTGGCAAAGATATGGTTCAATATTCTAAAGATGTAATTACTATGCTAGGCTCTATTGCCTAGATAATTTAGGAGGTATTCGTAATGCCTAATTTTTTACTAAACCTCCATTTTGATAAAACTGGTTGCAATAATTCTTCTATCAAAAACTTAGGTGGGGTATCTTTTACAGATACCTCATCTATTATTGAAGCAGCTGGTACTGCTTATTTTAAACCGTTTAATGATAATGCTGGATTATGGTTAGAAGATATTTCTAAACTTAAAAAGCATTTGGAATCTCAAAAGAACTTTACTATCTATCTTAAATATAGAATTAAGAAAGAGAATATGAATAAAGATGAGAAGATTCCTCTACTGTCGTATAAACGTAAAGATAGAAATAGTCATAATAACTTCGTATATATAGAAGAGGCTGGATATTTTACTATTCAAATCTCTCCAGAAGAAAAGTATTCTAGTGCCATAGTAGATTATACTTTTAATGATAAATGGCATTATCTCACTATAACTAGAGATGATAATGTTCTTAGAATATTTGTAGATGGTTGTCTAACTACCATTAATGATATTCAAGGGTCTATGACTTTTGGAGATGAATTATTTATTGGATATAAGAAAAGCACTAGTAATGATATTCATACATTTGGTAGTGGATATCTTGATGATATTAGCATTATTGACGATTGTATTTATTATGATACATTCGTTCCTCCAACTCTTTATATTACAACAGAAGATACTATAGAGAATTATTTTAGAAACAACCATTCAAACGTTTTAGGTCAATTAGAACCAGAAACTCAGGATCTTATTGATCACAAAATGGAATCTACAGCATACTATTTTAATGAAGCTCAAAGAGGATATCTTCCTCAAAGACTTAGAATAAAATGGCATGAAGAAAGAGAATATTTTAAAAGAGAAGAATGGAATAGGGAATCTAAATATATAGATTCTACTGTAATCTCTTTATATAATATGGCTCATGATAGAGTTGGTTTCGAAGAGCAAAGATTCTTTGAAGGCAATGCATATCACCTATTAATGGATAAAGCTATAAATCCATTCCTCTTATTTATAGATGGTAAGTTTGTACCATTATCTCAAATCTACATGATAAGATCTGATGATTTCTATACGGTGTTTATTAATAATAGAGATCCTATTTTATCAGGACCAGTACAAACTGTTGAATATATAAAAATTCCATTCCCAGTAATTTATGAAGAGTTTATTGGTGAAAGAGAAGATAAAACTCCTATTTATAAATTCAATAAAGATGGATATTTTGATAACTCTCAATCAGCAATTTATTTCTATTATATAGATAATGATCAAGCTCCAAATACTAAGCTTAGAACTAATGGTATCTATGAACAGACTATGCCTTCATATGTAGATAGTGAGGGTGGTAGTATAAGACATAGTGATGATGAAATGGTTCATTATGTATGGAGATATGGTAATCTAGAAGCTAAAAGAATTCATGGTAGAAATATTTTCATGTATTTCAGAGCATGGGATCATGGCTATGTAAAACCTGGTGATCAAATAGTTCTATACAGAGACAATATTCCTATAGATCCTAAGAATTATCGTCTTATGGGTGTAGACTTAATTGAGTTCTTCAATTGTCAAACTTTAGATCTACCTTCTGATGCTTTATATACTATGGAGATTATTACTGATAATTCTGATTGGTTAATAGAAGACTATGCCACTTCTAAAGTATTCTCTATAGTTGCTCAAGAAGATGAACAAATAGTATTCCAATTACCAGTAGAAGATTGGCCTGATGTAAATAACTACAATCAAATCTTAGTATTTAATGGTAGTATTTTCCTTAATCAAAATGATTATGTAGTTAATAGGGATAATTATACTATTACATTCACTAATTCAGCTAAAGTAATCCATAAAGGAGATACTTTAATATTTGCTTTTGTAAATATTACTAAAGGATCTCAACATGGCCCTCTTCATTTAAAACCTTTCTTCTTCTCTCAAGAAGTAGATACTAATAGCAATTCTATTACTCTTCCAGATATGCCTGGTCTTAAATATAATCTAAACAATTTCATGTTGTTTATAGATGATAAATTGGTTATTCCTAGAAGATATAGAATTGAAGGGAATAAGCTTGTATTCATGGAACCTAATGACGGAATAAAGAAAGGACAACATGCTGTCTTTGTCTTATTTAAATTAGTAAGTGAATACGATGACCCTACAAATGTAAGATATAAAGTTATTCAAGAAGAACTTGCACTTGGTCGTAGATTTGTATTATACGATATGACTATTGACAAGAAGTTCAAAATAACTTTAGATAATCTAGTAGCATTTGATCAAAACGGTAGATACATTCCTGATCTATTTGGCCAGATTTATAATAGAAATATTATAAAATGCTTGTATACTGGAGAACCAATGTTGAGGGTTCCAACCTATTTCAGTTGTATCTGGTTAGATGACTCTCTACCTAATGAAGCATTAGCAGTTCATCCAACTAATAATGCCTTCATGAATGGTTATATTGCTTTATTCGAAGAATTCTATGAAATGGATGATCATTTCAAAGAACTAATGTCTGATTTTAATACTAGATATTATAAGAGTAAGCATTATGGTGAGAATCTTGCAAGAGCTTTAGATTATATGGCCTGCTATCAACAAATTAAATTTGATAAGGTTTATGAAGAAAGAGCTACTGCTGATAGAATTACATTTGATATAGGTAAATTAAATGCTGCATCTTCTTTAGATGCTAATGGTGATACTGCATATGAAATGGAACGCGACTTATTTAAGAGCAGATATTATAGAACGTATCCTATCTATTTCTTAAATGGTATTGTTCCAGAGTGGTATGATCAAACTACATATTCTGGTAATAGAGTAACTATTCATACTCCAACCAAACTTAAAAATGGCGAGAATGAACAAATCTTTACTGAAACTAAAAACATTATTGTACCTATACCATTTGAGAGAGAAAAATCTACTGGTATAGAAGATATTAATGACTTATATCTTAAGGAATATGGAGATAAGCAAGAATACTTTGGTAAGAATAGATTCCGCGGATCTGCTCTTATCGATGTAAAAGGTGTTTACAAACCAAGAAGGAATGAGCAGCTTGGTCGTATAGTTGTAGATTTTGATTTCGATTACAATAGTAAGAACGGTCTTGTCAATGTTATCACCGTTATGAGTGGCTTTGGCGAACCTCTTTGTAACTTATATATGGGCAATCAAGAGGAATATAAGCGTTCACTAAATGCTTTAAATCCCCATACCCCAGTATTCAGTTACAACTTAAAGGATATAGAAAACAGAAATAACTTACGACTAACTATCAGCTACTCTGATGATGTATATAGATTTGTGCTAAGTAGAAATAGAAAGATTATCGAATCCGTATATCTTACTATTCCATATTCTCATAGCACTGTAGTAATCTTTGGATCAGAATTCGATACAGCTAATACTGATTATAAAGGTATTAAATTAAAACAATTCGATCCAGGAAAAGAGCTTACTATTAGAGGTACTAGCAGATTTGTATATGGCACATATAGACCTACATCTAGTGTAGACGTATTAGAATCTATTCGTTGTCATAATATGGTAAATTTCCTAGAACCTCTAGAAAGCAGAATCTTATATATCAATAATAATACACAAGAATTCATTGGAAAGGTTAGAACAGGAAAGGTATCTAATAAAGATATCAAATCCATCGTTATCGTTCCAGAAAAGACTAAAACTTATGATATCGTATCATCTATTAGAGTTAAACCAGGCTTGGCTCTTTATGAAAGAGATATCTCATTAGATATCCCATCCCAAATCCAAGTTAAGGTTGATATACCTCCAGTTGATATAGATTGTAATGTAGACCTCTATATCTGGGATTATGTAGATCCTTATGATAATAGTGGTGAATCTTACGAATTCTATTGTAAAGTAGATCCTTCTTATGATTTTACTCCTACAGATATTCCATGTAAGATTGAAGTTCCAATTGTAATTACTAAAGCATAATTTTATTACAATCAAACCCCTATACGATAATTTCGTATAGGGGTACATACTAGTAATAAATTTCGCTTTTTTATTGTAATAAGGAGGGAGAGCTTTTGTACACTAAACTTGTAACCAAAGTGGTTACAATTCCAATCCCTTTTAAAGATAGTTATTTCGATGGAACATATCCTCGTAAAAAAATAGATGGGGTTAAGGATCTTATCCTTGCTCAAATAGAAAATGACTCTACCGATATTCATAATAAAGCCTATCCTGTATATCAATATTGGAGGGAAAGAGATAGACGGTCTGGAGATACTACTACTGATAGAACATTTTCTACTACTCAGATAAATTCTTCTACTCTATTTGATCTATCGGCAGTCTATATTCCAAAACCAAATGAGAATGTCTTAAAAATTATTTTTAAATGTAATCAAATATTTTTAGACAGACTACCAACAAGAGATCCGAATAATGTTTCAATCATAGATTCTCCTATTGGGGCTACTAGTATATTCTCTATATTTGATAAATATACTACTACTCCTTTAGTAAATATTATAGCTGGTGATAAAGATAATTTCGAAAATGAGTTAAAAAAGTCTTATCCTAGATTATCTAAAATGGCTAATATAGATGCCTTTCCAACTGGTAGCACTGTAATCAATGACTTTGAACTTACAGTTGAGTTTCTAAAAGGCGATGGATGTGTCGTAACTTATAGATCTGATGAACAAAGAACTCCTATAGTTGAAACACTTCCTAAATATAGCTTAAGTTCTTTATTCTCTGTATTTGCTATTAATGGGTATATTACTAATAATGCCGATCCTGCAAATACTGAGTTTTATAGATATAATATTCAACCTACACAACAAGCATTGAATGTTAGAGAAAATGGGAATTACCCATGTTATATTCAAGTAGAATATGGTACTCTTCAAAACTATATTGACGTAGATCCATTGCTTACTGGTGATTTCGAATATACAAAGAATGACTTAAGTAATGATGTAATCAATGGTAGTTTAGAAATAGATAAACAAGATAAAGATCTTGAATTCCCATTATCAGTTACAGTAGTTGAAAAGATTAGATATGATGGACCAGTAGATCCTGAAAGTCTTAGAAAAAATAATCAAAAGACCACAGATTTTCAATTAGTAAAAGAATTGGAAAGCAAATATAAAGGTCATTGCTATAATTGCACTGGTATTAAATTTGATGATATTCAAATCTTTGCAGAAGTTACTAGCGGTCATCTATATCCTCTAAAATATGTAATTGACGATAATGGAAAAATTACATTTGATGATAATAAGTATGCTGCTAATCTTCCATTATATGCAGGATCGAAACGTCAGTTCTTATATAAGAGATTTAATATTGAAAGAAATTCAAATTATATCTCTTTAGAAGACGAATTCAAATCTGGTTGGGATACTAAGAGATACATGATCTTTAAAAATGGTCATCTATTAAACAATTCCATTTATAAGATTATAGCACCTAATTTCACAAATGGTGTTAAATATAAAAGGGTTTATTCTGCAAGTACTTTCAAAGAAGGAGATTATGTAGACGTATTCTATATTGAATGTGATGACAACTTTACTCATGTTCCATATAATCATGACGTTTATATGAGTTCCAAGGTAGTATATGCAGAAAAGAATAATCAGACTGTTGTAAGGGTTCCTTATCCATATAAATCTTATCCTAGAGGAAATAAATATTTCTTCGTATTTAATAAAGATGGTATTTATCTAGATAAGAGAAAACAGTATACTTTATCCGAAGATGCTGATTTTATTACTCTATATGAGACTAGAGCACTTCAAAGAACTGAAAGTTCTATGGATTATCTAGTATTCGTATTCCCATATGTAAGATCAGAATTTGAAGTTGATGGAGAATATACTGAGGATAATAAACTTGAAAACTCTGGTATTACTTTTAATTACTCTTATGCTGATGGTGGTACTAATACTGGATTAGTAGAATTCAAGCCTGAATTTAAATCTTATAAACTTAAAAAGGATAACTTCTTATTATTCGGTAACTCCACATATATAGATCCATCTAGATATGAGTTGATTGATAATAATAAAATTCAATTATTAGATCCAGTAGATATAAGGCATGCTAGATATGCTCAGTATGTAATGGTGATATTCAATAATATTGGTATTCTTGAAGAATATAAAGAAAATACTTCTGAAAATTTAAGATTCAATATTAAGGTACAACAGGTTACTGCTACTGAAGAAAAGCAAGTTACTTTTGAACTTCCTCAAGATATAGGATATAATTCTAAATTCTTGGCATTTGCTGGTAGTCTTTCTCTTGATGAGAGTGAAAGATATGCATATGATTCTGTAACAAAAACACTAATTCTTACCCAACCAGAATATTATCTAGAAGCTGGTAGAACTCTAACTGTTATTACAGTAGATGATATAGAAGCCAGAGGAGGATTTACTGAGAGGGTAGATTTCGAAAAGATAGAATTCCCTATCACTTCTAAAACTATTATTTCTATACCAAGCTGGTATATTGATAATATGAAACTCAGTCCAGATAATATCGCTTTATTCATCAATGGTGCATTCATAAATCCAGAAAGATATAAACTAAAAGAAAATGTTATCATTCCTCAATATAAGAATGATAGACAATTTGCTGCTGGTAAGACTGCTACGGTTCTTTATTTCTATAAGAAGAAAGTATCTGCAGCAGAAGATGGAATAGAAGGACCATATGATTTATTTGATATGAAAAGAGATCATGATGATATTTGGTTCGATGAAATGTATGCCAAACCAGTATTAGCTGGTAAGACATTAGATTTTACACAGAATATTATCTATGGTAATTTAGAATATATGGAAGATCTATCTAATTGGTATACAAGGGTTATTATCGAAGGTAATCTAGATTATATTAGAGAATATCCTATATCTTTAGATTTCATATCAGGCGATTTACAAATCTATTATAAAGATCCATATATTAAAGATATCAATGGTGATATTGAAGATTTAGATGTAGATTGGTATAAAGTTAGTCCTAATCTAGATGGTAAAGATGTTGATACATTCTATAAACTTCCTGATATGGCTAAATATGTATTAATAGCAAATAACGTAGT